AAGTAGTTACTCGCATTTATGCGCCCTTGCATATTGCAGTATTATAGATGAAAATATGGGAAAGGGGCTTTGTCTCCAGCCCCTGACGGCCCTACTTCCCCCTTAGTACCTCGGTGGGGCCGTCACTTTTTTAAAAAGGAATAATGATTCTTATAAAAAAAATACTGATATTATTTTTAATATTACTGATATGGGAGATAACAACGAGTTGTGCACCAAAAGACGGATGCTACGGATATTGGAAAGACAGAGGGCTAAAAAGAGGTACTATAAGTAAGAATAAATTCTACGTTAGCCCTTACAGGCAATGCGTAAAAGAGACACCTCCACATAGAAACACAAAGGTACAATGGCAGAAATAAACGAAAATTCACACGTAGAACCAGTATTAGCTGTAAAATTAACTAGAGCAATATGGGTATTAGTGTTTGCTGTATTATGGCTAGGTTATATGATAACCAGCTTTGAAGACAGCGTAGAAACAGTAATAACAGAACGGATGCTGGAAATTGCAGAAATTATTGATCATGAGATGGATGACACGAATGATAATTACGAGGCAAGTTTTGGCCTTCTACTTGGCAATCAATGTAGTGATGCATATAAAACAGCATTTGAGAATAAATGCGAGGGCCGTGCTCAAATCAGAGAATTAATGATGAAAAAAGGAAACCCATCTCTATAGGAATATAAATGATAGAAATTTTCACAGAACAACAGAATATGATCTTAATGATCATTTTTATATTCTTCTACTCAGTACTAGTACTATTCAGGAACAGTAAAAGTGTAGTAGCAGATTTTTTTAGGAACATAGTATACATGGGTAGCGGAATGTTATTTGTATATTACATATTTCAAATCTCATATTTAGAGGCATATAAGGAGTTTGAATACCTAGTCATATTCCTGATAGCCCTTAGCTTTAGGGACTTACTGCCAGTAATAGTAGACTTTACAGTAGACGTAGCAACAACAAAGCTAAAGCAGTTAGACAAGAAAGTAAAAGGGTCTGAAAAATAACCCCTATGGAACAAGAGGAGATTATAGAGCTTATACGTAAGCTCCAAGCTGATCCAGTACTATACTTTAACACCTGTTTAAAAATCCAAAATTTTGGAACAGGAGAGCTTATTCCATTTGAGCTTAATGAAGTACAAAGTATTATGCATTCTATGATGCAAAGGCAATTAGAAGAACATCAACACGTTAGGATGATTGTCCTAAAAGCTCGTAGATTTGGAATATCCACATATGTGCAGGGTAGGTACTTCCGTCATGCGGCTATGAATAGGAATAAGGTGGTACAAATTACCACCCATAGTAAGGCGGCTACAGATGTCATGTTTGCAATGACTCGCACAATGGAGCAAAACCTTCCTAAAGAGATAAAACCTCAATTAAAATATAGCGGCAGAAGAGACCTACACTGGGGCAGTGAAGATGGGGGTCTTAATTCCTCATACTCACTTTCAACGGTGGGTGGACGAGAAGTCCGTGGTAGTAAAATAGACTATTTACACTGTAGTGAAGTAGCATCTTGGACAGCCGGAGGTGAGGATTATCTTTTAGGATTATTAAACTGCGTAGTACAAGGATTTGACACGGAGGCGGTAATCGAATCTACAGCACAGGGTGTAGGAGGAGTATTCCATGATATGTATTGGGATGCCGCAGAAGGAAACTCAGGATGGGAGAGTGTCTTTTTTCCGTGGTATATATATAGTTATTACAGTAAACCTTTTAAATCAGAAGAAGAAAAAGAAAAATTTAAAGAAGAGCTAGGTCAAGACCAGAGATATGGTGGCGATGCAGAAAAAGCCTTATTAGGCGTATCCTGTGAGTATGATATAGGAAATGATATAAAGAAATTTATTGTAACTTTAGAAAATCTCCATTGGCGTAGGCAGTGTATAAAAACACAGTGCCAGAATGACTTAAGAAAATTCCATCAGGAATTTCCAACGAATGCACGTGAGGCATTTGTAACAACAGGGCGTGGGGTTTTTGATACGGATGTTATGAGTAAACTAGTATTAGAGTCTCAACGGTTACAAAGAGAAAGACCATCAGAAGGATTCCATATACCAGTACAGTCATGGAAGGAAAAAGGTGGAGAAAAATACATAATAGAGGCAATGGATGAAGGCGGTCTTCAAGTATGGGAAAGACCTGTTCCTAATAGAGAATATAGAATTGGGGCGGATGTATCAGAGGGTATAGATGTAGGTAGGGACACAGACTGGAGTGTAGCTGTAGTACTAAGTGCAGAAAGTATGGATGAAGTTGCAATGCTTAGGGTAAAAATAGATCCTGATTTATTTGGATGGCAACTTGCAAGTTTAGGGAAATGGTATAATAATGCTAAACTACTTGTTGAAAGGAACAATCACGGACTTGTCACACTGAAATTCTTATCAGATGTACACCTCTATCCAGATATATACTCAGAAAAAATATTAGACGAAAGATCGAGTAGATCAGCAAGAAAACTAGGTTTTCATACTACAGTTAAGTCAAAGCCACTAATTATTGACTATTTAAAAGAGTTAATACGTGAGGATGAAATAAACATAAGGAGTCCTAAATTACTGGATGAACTTCAAACATTTGTAAATTTCCCTAATGGTAAGATGGCGGCACAATCAGGATCGCATGATGACTGTGTTATGGCACTAGCAATTGCCTGCTTTGGATGTAAAATGTTTCCAGCTATGCCTGAGTGGAATAAAACTATTAATCGCAGATATATGAAACCAGAATTAAAGTTTTTTCAACCATCAAGCATATGAATAATGTAATTCAAGGAGATTTTGGTAGCAATCCAGACCTAAATGTTGATAAACTATATGATGACCTAGACCCTATACTTAATGATTTAACAGATGTAGCCTGTGAATCATTAGGTGAAGAAGAGGGGTGTTTATTTGTACAAGCATTATCAGAGGCAATACATAGGGTTGCAGATAAATTAGCATCTAAAGTAGAAATTACACAAAATATTGAACTTTCTATGGAAAATGGGGATACTATATTAATAACAAGAGATAACGGAGAAAAAGAATAGATGGCAGAATACGAATCAGCAGAACCAGAAGTAGAAGCTGTTGTTGAAGTTAAAATGGTGGAGGCAGACTTAGATGATTTTGCAAATGTAGTGCAAGAGAAGTTTGAGGAGGCTAAAGAATATCGTAGAGATCACGAAGAACATTGGGTGGAGGCATATGATGCGTACAGAGGAAAATATCCGTCAAAGATATCAAAGGCTAATGAACTGGCAAATGAAAGGGGTATCTTTGTCAATCAAACTAGGCGTAAAACTAATTCGGCGAAGATTAAGATTAATACTTTATTATTTGAGGATGGGAAAGTACCGTTTAGCATTACGCCAAGCCGTAAACCCCGGTTTTATCCTCCCGATATACAAGCACCGCCAGACAGACCTGACTTGTTGGATGACGCAATTCTTGAACGCTCTAAGCAGATGGAGTTCAAGATTCGTGACATACTTGAAAGGACTAACTATAACGAGCAAGTTCAACACGCTATACACGAAATGTGCTTGTACGGCACAGGATGTACGAAGGGTATTGCCCTTGAACATAAAAACTTCCCTGTCTACACTACAGTCCAAACTGCGGATGATATGGTTGCGGTTGAGTCGTTTCTTGAATCGGAGTTAATGCCCACAGTTAAATTTGTAAGTATATGGAATATATTCCCATCACCAGAAGCATCAAGTATAGAAGACGCAGACTATGTCATCCAAAGATCATTCCTCAGTAAGATACAACTCAGAAAACTCGCAAAAACAGCAGAAGGCTTTGTTCCGGGCGCACTTGAAAAGGTTATTGAAGAAGAGATCGGGCTTGCAAAAGGGTACGATGTAAGTGAACATCCTAAGAAATTTGATGAATCCTCAGCAACCAGATTAAAGAAGTTTGAGGTTTTAGAATTTTGGGGTAGACTAGATGGGAAGGACTTAGCACCTCACCTACCTATTGAATCAGAGGATATACCAGACGCTATCCCTGTTGTCATTACAGTCATAGGTGATGCAGTTGTTAAGATTGCAGAAAATCCATTTGACGACACCCTGCCATTCCATATGTGCAACTGGCAGAAGAATCCAGAGTCTATATGGGGTGACGGTATTTACTATGCTATCAGGGACGCTCAAGCGATCCTAAACTTTTCATACGCAATGATGGTTGAGGGCAAGTCCTTATCAGCGGCTCCCCTAACAGTCATTGATCCCAACGCATTTGAACCGGGTACAGATACAGAACAAATATACCCCGGTAAACAGTTCCGTGTAAAACCGGGCGCATCAGTACGTGATTCATTTTCCTCAGTACAAATTCCAGACGTAACCAACGGCTTACTTCAAGTAATACAACAACTTGAAAGAGAAGCAGACCTAGATTCAGGCCAAACCAGTATAGGGTATGGTGATATGTCTCCTGCACAGACCAAGACTGCTACAGGTATGTCAATTTTAAACAGTAATGCAAACAGGCAGACAGCAGACGTAGTCAGGTCAGTATCCTCAATGATCACTAAAAATATAGGAGCTATATACAGGTGGCTGATGGTTGATTCTATGGATGCATCTATTAAAGGTGATTACGAGGCAATATCCACAGGATATGAACAGTATGTTGCAAAGGAAGTACATAATACACAACTTATCAATTTTCTTCAGGTAATAGGTCAATTCCCTGAAATAAAGCAATACCTCAAGCAGGAAAATTTTACAAGACCACTACTCCGTGCATTTAATATGGAGCCAGATAAGGTAGTAAAAACAGAAGAAGAAGTAACGCAAGAGATGCAACAACAAACTCAGGCACAGCAACAACAAATTCAACAGCAAGCACAAGCGGCACAGCAAGCGGCACAGCAACAAGCGCAAATGCAGATGCAAGCAAATGCGGCACAAATCCAACAACAAGCGCAGGCTAGTATTGCTATAGAAAGAAACAAGTCTGTATTAGATGAAAAACAACAAGTATCTGAAGATCGGCGCAAAATGGAAATGCAGGAAAGGTTGGAATTAATTAAACAAGGTAATATATTAAATCCAACTAACCTAAGACAATATAGTGTAATTCTTGAAGAAGAAGGAATGAGAAAAGAGTCAATGAGAGCAAGAATGCGTCAAGAAGAAGCAAACCAACAACAACAAGAAATATTAGGAGAAGCACAACAAGAAGCTATTGAAAGAGAAGGCCCACCAGAAGGAATGGAAGGCGGAATGCCTCCAGAACAACAACAAGGTGGAATGCCACAAGACCCAACAATGGCTGGCCCTGCACAAGAGAGATTACAGGGTGGGCCTGATGCACAACAAATACAACAAAGGGAGTTAGAGGCGAATGCCCCGGAATGATGTACTAGCAATGTTATCCCAATCACCGGGATGGCAACAATACAAAGAAATAATTGAAAAAAAGATACAAGACGCATACGATATAATTAAATCTAAACAACTGGTTGACCAAGAATCAGTTTCAAGGCATAATGTGTCTATTGGAAAAATACAAGCATGGCAAGAAATGCTTGATATTGCAGAATCAAGGTAGTATAACAGGAAGACCCTTACACCTCATTCAGAGGCAGGGATAATTTTTTAAACCAATCCGTAAACGTATCGGGACATTGGAAGGAGTAATATGTCGGAAGAAAATGAGGTACTTGAAGAGGTAGAAGAGTCAGAAGATTCTGAAGCCTTAGACGAAGAACTTTGGGAACAGGACGAAGAAGCCGAAGGAGATTCCGAACCAGAGGGTACACCTGAAAAATCTGAAAAAGAACCAGATGAAGAGGAGCCTGAAGAGGATGAAGATGAGACCGAAGACGAAGAGCCTGAAGAACCACAGCATGATTATGAATCTCGTTACAAGGATTTAGAGAAGGAGTTTCATAAAAGGAATGAAGAGTCTGCTAGAATGCGTGAAGACCTCAATGAGCTTAGGCTCAGGGATGTCGAGCGTGAGCAAGCATTAGAAAGGGTAAAAAAAGGTCTTCCAGAAACGGAAGAATCTCAAGTTGATCCTTCTGATGAAGCTAAATTCTTTAGTAAAGAAGATAAGCAGACAATGGAGGAGTTCTCTGAACTGTCTTCTACATTCCGCAAAATGATTCAGCATGAGATGGCAAAGCAGGGTACTACCATGCAAGAAGCCACCTTACAGGCTCAGGAGCGGTTAAAAAATTTAGAAGAACAGAACAAAGAACATAACTACCAAAACTTCCTGCGTTATCATGAAAATTATATGCTTGATAATGTAGGAGATGACTACAGAGATATAGATAAAGACCCTGATTTTCAGGCATTTGTCCTCAGTAGTCCAGCCATGACAAAAATGATGACAGAGTCAACAGACCCTGTAGATCATGCCTCCGTTATGCAATTATTCCTTTCCACCGAAGAAGGTGAATCATCGTGGAGACCTCCTAAAGAAGAAGAAAAGCAAGTCAAAGCAAGTACCAAGCGACAAGCTAAGAGAACAGCGGCGACTGGACTTTTAGGAAACTCCGCTCCAGTAAAGAGCAAAAATATGGACAATATGTCCGATGATGAATTATGGGAAGCCATTCCCGAATAACTAATAACCTAATAAAGGAGTAATATTATGGCGGCTTACGGTGGAACAGGATCGGTAAGCGGCTCTTCTTACGGTGATCTCAGTAAGAATGATGCGTTTACGATTCAGAAAAAGATGCTTCCGATTGCGAAGCGA